CGTTCCACAGCCCTGAGATACTGCGGCCATGCACCGGGTCATCGACACGGGCAATGATTTGCGTCACGCCGTTTTCGAGTATCAGCTGGCCCAGCACTCGCGTGGCGTCGCTGCGCCCCGCAGTGAACGTGCCGGCGAAGGTGAAGCCGCGCCGCGTCGGGACTGGTAGCGAACGCTGCCACCCGTCGTCGTCGTCGTCGGTGATGTCAGGGAATTCGGCGACGGGCGTGAGCGTTTTGTCACGCATCGCAAAGAGCGCCGGCTCTGACTCGCTATTCAGCGGGTCGGTGTTCACGTACAGCCGCGTTACGCGGCCGACATTTGCATTCTCGGTCATGGTCTCGGTCTCCTAGTCAGTGGGTTGCAGTAGCCTGGCCGTGAAAGTCACAGAGCCGCGCCGCGTTCGGCCATCGCTTTGCAGCTCGACGGGCTGGCTACCGTCAAGAATGAAAATCAGCTCGCCGTCATCCGACGCATAATGCAGCCGGTGCAGCAGTTGCACAAGTAGGTCAATGACCTGGTGGGCCTCTTTGCGCCCGCGGTACCGTGACCACACCTCAAGCTCGGCCTGGTACTGGGTCATGTGCCCGGTGTCTTTGTCATCGGGCATGTAGGGCGTCACCGTGATACGCCCAAAGACTACATACGGGAACGCCGTGTCAGGCTGGTCCGCCAGCGTCGCATCGGGCACGTCATCATGCGCCGCGCATGGCAAGGCAGCCACCGCGGGCGGCAGTATCTCGGCGAGGGCCTGGTGCACCAGCTGCAAGCTCATGGCGCTCGGCCTCGCTCAAGGTCCAAGTAAACCCAGTACGGGCTTGACGCATCGACTGTGATGATTGCATGCCGCAGGTCATTCCACAGCACTGCGTCGGACTCGCGCAGGCCGGCGCCGTCGATGGCGTGCAGGCGCGCGCGGAACGCAAAGAGCGCCGTTAGTCGCTCATCCTCAACGCGCTCGGTGGCCGACCTAGGCACTATGTCGGCCCAGGCAGTCGCCAGGGTCTCCCATGCCACAGTGCTGCCGCCAAAGCCATCGGCGATTTTAGTCGCGCGTTGCAGCGTGATCGGGTGGCGCATCGGGCCTGCGTGTGGGGTCGGCGGCATGGCTATGCGGTCTCCTGATTCGCCGAGCCAAACACTGGGAACATGATGCGCCGGCACACCGAGCGCACCCCCGACGTTATCGGGTTTGCGCCTGGGTCGATGTACATGTTGTGAACGGCCATGAGCACGGCCAGCTCATAGATGCGCTGATTCTCGGCGCCCATTTCATAAACCCATGTTTCGCCGTCGGGCAGGCTGTACTCCTGCGCGAGCAGCAGCTCAACGGCCTCGATGTACATTGTAATCAGCGCATCATGGGCCGTGTGCGTTATGCGCAGGTGCGCCTTGACCAGTGCGATGTCGGTTATCATGCGCTTGTGTGCTCCAAGGGGGCCACCACCTGGCCGCCCATTTGTACCTTAGTCTCAAGTATCAGCACGCGGTCAGCTACCTTGCGCAGCTCGGTGCGCACCCGGCGCAGCTCCGCGGTGCCGGCCTCGGCCGCCTCTTTTGCCTTGGCAGCGTCGCTGCGAATTCCGGCAACGGCCCACACCACAGCGACAATGCTCGACAGCGCGGTAATGACCGGCGTCATGAGTGGGGCGAGCACTGCTACGGCGTCCACTAGCTGCGCGCCTTGGGCTGCTTGCCGCGAGCAGCGAACATGGCCCACGCCCGCGCGTCATCGCCGGGCGGGCCTGCGGCGCCGTCGGCTATCGCTAGCCAGGTGCTGCCATGATGATGCACTAGGCTGCCCTGCTCATAGCTGGTGTCGGGCACGTAGGTGCCACACCAGTGCAGGGTAACCGACTGCTCGCCGATGCGTACCTCGCCCTCGGGCTCGTCATCATCGGCAGGAGCTGGGGCAGGTGGCGTCGCCGTGCCGAATGGGTCAGGCTGTGCGCTGCGCTTCGCCAAGTCGGCAAGGCTGAAGTTTTGCTGCTGCAAGTACGGCGAGTCGCCGCCGAGCACCGGCATTAGGCCCAGCTCTGCGCGGGCCTCATTGGGCGCGAATATGCCACCACCCACGCCAGTGCTGTAGTAATCAACGCGCGCCTTCGGGTCAAACGCCAGCAGGCCCATGGGGTCATGCTCAATTCGGTCTCGCGCCCGGCGCTCGCCGAGCATGCCGACCGTGAGCAGCTGCGCCATTTGCGTGAGTATGGGCTGGAGCGTCGAGCTGTAATACTGCTGCATGGCTATGCCCAGCGCGTCGCCGGCCGGCGCCGTCGCCGCACCGATGAGCCAGGCGGGCACACCGAAAGCTCGGGCCACATCTTCGGCGCCAAACTTGGCCAGCTCGATGAGCTGCGCATCACGGGCGCTGCGGGAGACCAGCTCAAACTTGAAATTACTCCCGAGCACTGCGACGCCCTTGCGATTCTCATTCGAGCTGCCGCCAAACTTCGTAAGCCAACGGCCGGCCATTTCATCGGCTTGCAGCTGGTTTATTTCCTCGGGGCCTGTGATGACGCCGAGCGGCACGGCCTGTGCGTCTAGTAGCGTGTTTAGCTTCATAGTGGCGCTGTTGCCGGCCGGCAGTAGCGGACTGCTGCCGCACAGGGGGGAGCTGAGCGGCAAATAGCGGTGCGCAAGTATCTGCTCGGCCGGCACCAGCACATCGGACACCAGCCCATTGAGTGGGTCAGCACTGAGCTGGTAGAAAAGGTCGCCCGTCTCATCAGACACGCGCTCGCGGACCAGGCCGGGGTCGAGCACGTAAGCGGCATCGACGTTACCGAAGGCATCGCGCCGCAGTAGCACGTAGGCGGCGCCGTGCAGCAGCAGCGAGACCACCCAGCTGACAAAAAAGTCAAACAGGGTTTGATAGTGATTCGGCCGGCGTGACCATGCCTCAAAGGGCACGTCAGTGCGCGGCAGCCAAATGGTGTAATTGCGCGCCGCTATTGAGCGGGTCACGGGCTGCACTGCGCGGAGCGGCAGCTTTGCAATGTCGAAAGCCAGCTGACGCACGCACGCGTACACGGGCGAATGCGTCAACATTTCGAGCACGGTCAGCGCGGTAAGGTCGCGCGATAGTACGGGATACTGAAAGAGAACATGCCAGCCACTGCCGCTGCTGCTGCTCGGGAATGCTTGCTCGACAAGCACGGCGCGTGGTGCGGTGGGGGCAGCTGGCACAGAGGCTGGGGCGCCTTTACGGCGCCCCAGCGTGAGCAGCCACCGAAACGGGTTCGGTAGCTTCATGGGTTAAGCACTCTCGGGATAGTACAGGGCCGACTCGACATGCTTGACGGCGCCGCTGCGACGCTTGGCGAAGTTCACCGAGCGCACGGCCTTGATGGCCACGGCGTGAGTCTGGAACATGTTGACCGGAACCTGGGCGAGCGCAATGCTGGTCGGCGTGATAATTTCGCCGGCCGGGCTGTCGCTCATTTCGATAGTCGCCTCGCGGGACAGCGCGACCTCGATGCTCGGATCGTCAATGCGATACACGTCGCTGGGCTTCACGAGAATGAGGCGACCTGCCTCGACGTTGTGGCCGGTGAATACCGGGTAACCCTCCAACGTGCCGCCCGTAGCGCTGACCGCCGGGAACGCGCGCACATCAAACTCATTGCGCAGCGACGCGAGCTGAAGCGCAAGCCCAGGATTCATAACCCAGGCCAAGCCTTCTTCATTCTTATCGCTGATAAACGCGTTGATTAGCGCAAAGATGTCCGCGCGAGCGCCCGCGATGCCTGCGCCGGCCGTCGCAATGGGCGCGACGCCGTTGAGCAAGCCGGCCGGGCTGACCGTGGCCACTGCCGCGTCATCGCCGAATGCCGTAGTATCGACCACCTGGCGCAGAGCCTCGACCAGCGCATCGCGCACCAGCAGCTCGCCGCTCGGGTCGGCACGTCGCAGCCATTCCTCGGAAATGACCGTCAGGCCCGCCACTTTCAACGTGGTGAGCTGCACGGCCAAAAAGTCGAGGGCGCTAACCGGAATGCCCTTGCCCTGGCCTACCCAGTAGCCCGTCGCGGCGCCATCCTGCCCCTTAACCAGTATGTCGGTCGGGACCGGCCGGAAGCCGATACGGTCGAAAATGGTGCGGCTGTACAGGAATTCGATAAAGTCATTACGCGCGCGCGTATCGTACTGTACCAATTCCTCGCCCCACGCCGGGTTTGTGCCTTCGAGGCCGAGACCGCCGCCGCCGACCGTGGCCTGAATCCACTTGACCAGGTTCGGGTGCGACTTGCCCCAGCGCTGCGTCGCGACTGCCACGG